GTAGAAGACCAATAAGAGCAAACCAAGCCATTTTGCGAATCGAGTCGCGCTGTGCGTCTTCGTCTTCCATCTTGCGGCGCATGTCTTCCAACATGATTCTGCGTTCTTCCGCATCAATCACCCCGTCACCGTTAAGGTCGTACTTCTGCATATCTTCTGTCATCTACTTGCCTTTAAGACTAATAATCCAAAGTAGTAGGGCCACGGCCCCGCCCACAGCACCGAGAACAGCAATGCCGACAGCACAATACAAAAATCCATTCTGTATGGCTTTCTTTCTAGCCAGTTTCTTAGCCTCTGCACGTTTCTTTTCGTTTTCGCGTAACTGCTTACGATTTGCTATAAATTTACAGTAGTCATCCCAAAGACCTGCTCGGCCATTGTAGATAAACATCTGTTTAATCTCAGCTTCTCTCTGTCGTATTTTTTCAAGCTCAAAGAAGCATTCCATGTCACCCTCTTTGGCTTTCTTTTCTATTTCTTCTTTGGCATCGGCAAGTTTTGTTAGTTGAGGCCCCATCTCCCCAACACTTTGCACATGACCCGCAAACTCTTTGATCGCGCCAATAGCCTCGTTGGCGATTTTGATTGCGGCTATGGCTTCAAAGATCATTAGAAAACTCCTGTAAACCTCTGCGGTCGGGCGATTTTGCTAAAACGACGAACAACGCCACCTCGGGCGGCGCGCATTTGAGGTTTATTTTTACCAGCATTTGATAACGCAATTGCTACAGCCTGCTTTTGCTTGTAGCCCTCGTCCTTTAACTTGCTGATATTGTCGCTAATTGTTTTGCGACTTGACCCTTTTTTTAAAGGCATTACATACAGCCTTTGTAGCTACCGCCACGCTTTGCCGCACCCATGCCCCGTGCAGTGCCCCCGGGTACATCCATTGGCGCTTCAGGCAACGTTTCTCCGCCCTTGTAAGGAATCTTGCCTTGACCCTTGATGTCAGCGTAGTTCACAGCTTTCTGAGCCGCACCCGGTGTGTTGGTAACAATCTTTACTTTTGACATAATAGTTCTCCTACTTTTTCTTTTCCTTTCTGCTAAGAGAATATGCTCCACCGGAGGCTCCTGTAATACCTCCACCGAAGCGACTACCTAACTTAGCTCCTGTAATCTTTACAAGCATGTCAGATCCCGCACTAGAACCCATCATCCCGCCATCATTTTTTAAAACGTCTTTGGCATAGCTGACGCTATCCATGACATCTTCGTTTTTAGTCTTTCTAGCCACTTTACTGTCCTCTCTGCTTGAGTAGTTCGCGCTCTCGACCTGCGTCAATCCGAGCTTGTGTCTGTGCCGCCTGTGCATCTAACCGGTCATAGAACTGACGGTCGCGCATCTGCAACGTCTGCTGATCCAATTGTAACTTAGCAGAATCTAATTGTGCATCCTGCTGACTTTCCTGCGCCTTGAGTTGCAGTTCCTGCTCTTTCAATTGCACAACAGGATCTGGCCCTTGTCCAGATACTTGCTGAGACAACTGCTTAACTTGTTGCATCCCTTCAGCAATGTACTGAGCAACCAAGCCCTCAAACTGCATCATCCGTTGTTCAGGGTTTGCCGCAGGTCCTTGTTGCGCGGTAATTTGCTCAAACTCAGCCGAAGCGCGCTCCCGAGCAGATATCTGAACGTGCTCCATGATGTGCTTCTGCAAAGCCATCGCCACAGGAGGCATACCAGCAACCATCGGCGTTGAACCAAAAACCATATGCGACATAATATGCGCTTGATGATTTTGCCCCTCGAAGGCTTCGAGTTGTGCCATGTCGAGTGCATCAATATTCTCCTGTGCAGGGTCCGTGGGCCGCGAGTCATCTTCCGGTGCTGCCTTCATGATCCGATCAATATCTCTGACGCCTAACGCGTCGTACATATCTCGATAGACCTCATACATGTTATGGAGCTCTGGAGCGGCGCCTGCCAACTGTAGTTTAGTTTGCGCGAGCACAATCCGCTGTGCCTGACTAAATACATTCGGATCAGATACCGGCAATACATCTACACGGTCATCGAAGTCTGATGCCATGATGGTAGAGTCTTCACCTTCTACAGAATACGGATATTCTTGTGGCAAGCTTTCTGACATGACGCGAGCCAGAATCTTAAACTCAATCCGCATTGCATAATGCAGGCGCTTATGGATCGCTGACATGACGCGGGAACCTTGCTCCAGCATCGCGATTGTCGTGCCGACTGCGGCGCCTTGATTGCCGTCACCTACCTTGAGGTCTGTAATGGTCGCGAACCGCTGTCCGGCCTCTACAACGAACCCTAGAAGGTTATACAGCGTTGGGTCAGGGCCTTTAAACGGTAGGGGCATCAAGCTGTCGCGAATTGCACCGCCGGGAGCGTCCACATCTCGGAATTCACCGGGCTGTAACGGATCATCATCGTCCCTGATCCGCAGACCACGGGCTTTGAAGCCTGCGGGTAAGTTTGAGAGGGTTCCGGCGTCAATTAACTGGCGAAGTGCAGAAGTTGCTGTGCGGGAAAGACCTCCAATCGTGTGAATTAAGCCTAGACCATAGAAACCAAAGCCCGGTAAGAACTTGTAATGCACGAAATAGTGAATTTTCTTACGGAACTCGTCTTCTTCGTCATAGTTTCGACGAATTGCCAAAACTTCGCCGGTGTCATAGCTCAATGTAACGACGTAGGGAATCTTAATACCCGTTAATTCGCCTTCATCATCGATGTCTTCGTAACCTTCGAGGTCTAAATCGACATGACACTCTAATAATGTCGCGTCGTAATCAATTTGAGACGGAGTAACACCGTCAATTCGTTGAATTTCATCGGTTACTGAGTCACTTCGACTTTCACCCGGAGTGACCGGGACGTCCAAATAGATGCCCATAACCTGCTTTTTTCGCAGATCGTTAAGGGACATACGAACAACTTGTGTGATGTTCGGACAAGTATCCAAATCAGATGTTTCGTAAGGCACGACGAGGTTTTCTGCGGGCACAAACTTGCTGACCGCACGATTTAAGCCCTCATCAAAGTAAACTTTCTTAAAAGTAGAGCCGGCTAATGGCAAATAGAACAGCATCTGGTCCATGTCTGGTGTGTATTCTTCCATGACATTGGTGATGTAATAGTTCATGAACTGGCGAACACGCCGTGCTTGACCTTCTTTATCCTTAGTCTTATCGCCCATAACGGTGGTACGGACGGGACCCGAAGCAGGAAGTAGCTCGTTAAAGGCTTGTGCTTGGAACTGAGTCGCAGATTCTGCCAATAGGGGGTGCGTTACACCCGACGACCCGCGGAAAGGTTGGGTGCGCTCTTCGTAGTTAAAACCAAGTAGTTCCAAACCGTCGGCATACGCGTCTTCCCATTCCTGTCTTGACGCCTTGTTGGCATCAAACTCTTCCAGAAGCTCGGAAGCAACTCGGGACAGTTCGCGATCTGGTAGTTCTTCCGCTAAGTTAGCGTAGAAGTCGTCGTCCGGCTCACCGTCCATCGGTTCAAAATCTATCTCAACGCCGCCGTCATCTGTTTGAGCAATTTCAATCTCACCAATATCGGAACCTTGCATGATTGCCATGACGTCGTTTTGTGAGTCAGGCAACTCAATTTCGATCTCTGCTTGCAAATCTTCTTCATTAAGCTGTGACGGGACGTTATTTGAAACGCCGTTCTTTTCAATAGCCATTTGTAGCTCCGGTTATATAAGGAACGTATTGCATAATACCATTGCTCCGTGGTCCGCGATTCATGTTAACCGCTTTGTCTTTTAAAGATACGACGCCGCCGGCCGCCATTCCCTCTGGATCCATTTTAGACGTTGTTGTCATTACGACCTCAGAAACCATACGTTGCAACTGTTCAGGGTCCGTGACTCCCGTTTCGTTACGAATGAAATCTATCAAGCGGTCTGCCACCAGTTTCTGACTGAAAATCTTCTTCATTTCTTCAGAAGGAGACACGCCGGCTTCTTGACCCTGTATTTCCAAACGAAGGTTTTGAACATCAACTTGTTGCCGAATGTCGTTCAAAAGCTGAGTAATGTCACGCTTTGAAATACGAGGAGCTGTTTCGCCCATCTTTTCGGGATTGATAAACAAATCGGCACGATTGACCGCGGTTTGTTCTGGAGAATACAACTGTTCAACAACTCGGCCAGAGATTGTTGGAATGTTATGACTATAAACAGGTGAATAACCCGCAATAAAGTCTAATTGATCCGCGGGCGGCGGTTCGGTAGCCAACTCCGGCGGACTAACGGGCTCAGAACGAACTAAATCGCCGATACCCCTGCCCGCAACTTTCGCCACTTTGGGCGCATATTCAACGAGAGTACCGATACCCTCTTTGATCGTGTCTGGAAATAAGTCGTCTTGGGGACCCACAGGACCTCCGTCTTCATATGCTTGGACCGCAGATTCGCCCTCGCCAACCATGCGGGGACCCGTGATATCGACAGAACGAGTAAATACCTTTTCGTAAGCAAAGGCAGGGGCCGCTTTTAACAAAGCGTTGAAGTCGTCTTCCGACATTTCGGCGGCATTTTCCGGAGTCACAAGGATATTTTCAAATTCGGGCTGTGCCGGTTCGCCTGTTAATGATCCGAGGGCCGAGGCGATTGCGCCGGGAGCCTGCTTGTAGGCGTCAAACGATTCTTGGAGTTCCGCCTTATCGGCATCAGACAGGTTCTCAAACTGATCGTCGGTCATGGACATCGCGCCTTTCAAGGCCAAAACCCGTGCACGGCCTAGCCCTTCTGGCGTTGTAATGTCAAAACCCGCTTCGTTGAGGATTTTTTTCGCTTGTTCTGAATTGCCGTAGCGTTGCATGCGGAAGAAATCTAAAGCGCGGATTGCGTTTTCCTCTTCTCTTTTCGGCAAGTTAATAATCGGATGCGTCCCTTCGTGGATCGGAACCTGAGACGATGACGCCCTGTTTCCTGCAACCACGATATCGCGGGCAACCCCAGCCTTTTCCGCAACCTCCGGCTGTAACGCCGTACCGATAATTCCGCGCCGGCCCTGCTGATACAGGTAGTCGGAGTCCTCATAACCAAAAGGCACTCGGCCTGTATATACGGCCTCGTCAACCGCACGACGTTCCAACAAATTGTTTGGGTTTTGCTCGAACTGCAAAAAGTTGTAGTAATCGAGCATGTCTTCGGTGTTCTTATCGATGACTTGCGCGGCGGCTTCTCGCGCCAAAGGAGGGCCAGACTGGGTATCGAGCACGTCTGCAATCTGCTGGCGGCGATAATCCATTGCGCCCGGTAAGTCCGCTATTTTCCGGACCCGTGCTTGACCAAGTTGTTGCTGTCTCAAATATTGCTGAAGATTGTCTTCTGCGAGGTCGAGTCGATCAGCCATAAATAGGATATCCCGCAATGTCAATAATATGCGGCAACTTTAACAGATTGATCCGTATCTTCCCAATCATCTGTGGGTAACTGAACGAAATTACCTTGCCGGTATCGCATTAACGCCTGAGTCATGGAATCCACCAAATCGTCATACTCACCATTTGGAAAAGCCGCGACTTCCTCAACAAGCTCCTCGGCCCATGTTTCGTCAGGCGCCCAAACCATGCCCGCTTCAAACAAGGGTGAAACTGCATGTACTCGTGAGATCTTATCGTTACCTTTAGACGGGGTAAAATTAACCACCGGGATTCCTGTCTGCCTCATCTCGTGGGTCAGAGGGGTCCCTGAAGCCTTGGCTTCCACGATGACGGTGTCGGGGTCCCAATAATTATACTGCTCAAACGCTATGGCTTTGAGCTCGGGAAAGTCCCATCGTCCTTTTTTGGAGTCGAGTAAGATGAGGTTTGGGGGACCTCCTTCTTTGGGGTAGAAGACGCCCCACGTCGTGATCGCCGAGTAGTCCGCCGTCTCGCGCTTTGAAAATGCCGTGTCATAGCTTTGAATCACAAATTGTAATTGAGGAATAGTCTCTTTTTCCCAAACATTCCACCATTCGCGCTTGATGATCGCATTCTCTTCACCCGTCGGATTCTGCTGATACTGAGCATTCCACTTGGATGTCGGTATAGATGCCCGGACCCTAGATAAATCATCTAAAGACCAGAACTCAGGCCAGCAGGGTTCCTCATCTTCTTCACCAGAATTGAAAATTGCAGGTAGTTCAACCACCTCCCACTGGTCAGCAAGGGGATCCTTAGCCATCGCTTTCAATAACTGACCCGTCATATCCTTCTCTGACCACCGGGTTTGGACCAAAACAATACTGCCGCCGGGTTGCAAACGCTGACGAGGTCCACCGGTATACCAGTCCCAAGCATCATCAAACCCAGAATTAGACATCGCCGTCTGCTCTGAATGCGGGTCATCAATGATAATCAAATCACCACCACGTCCCGCTAAGTTGGAACCAACACCGACGGCGTAATACATCCCACCCTTGTTTGTGTCCCAACGTCCCGACGCTTTGGAATCTGCCGCTAACTGAACTTCAGGGAAAATCTCCCGATAATCATCAGACTCGATCAGGTTCTTGGTCTTACGGCCAAAGTTCACAGCGAGCTCTGTGGTGTGCGTGGCTTGAATGATCTTTTTTGACGGAGCACGGCCCATGAACCACGCAGGAAATAGATAAGACGCAAACTCAGACTTCGTGTGCCGCGGTGCCATATTGATAATCAGACGCTTTAACTCGCCTTTTGCTACGCGTTCTAACTTCTCAGCAATAATTCTATGGTGCCGCCCTGCAATGAACTCGGGCCAAACCCGTTCGACAAACGATAAAAAATTATTTTGACAAGCTTCTACCTTCTCTAGCTGTGCAAGACGTAAACGAAGCTTTAGCTCCTTGTCAGAGAGTAGTTCTAGGTGTGCTGATTCCATGCCGGGGGACCCTAAACGTATGCGAATGTATGGGTAAATATAAGGTAGTAAGCGATTATATGGAATATCTGATGAATATTTGTCAGAAACATGGCCCATGTCGCGGTGCCAGACGCCCGCCGGCCGCGCTCCGCGCTCCGCCGTCCATCCGCCGATTTTCGCGGATAGCCTCGATTGGCCGGGGAACCTTGAACCACGGATCGTGACCAGTTGTCCACAATCCGCGCTGTGGATAACTTCGGATTTTGTCCACAGGTTAAGTCGTTGAAAGTATGCGAAAAACGCAACCCCTGGATTAACTTGCAGCGAGTGCTTTTATCCACAGAAAATCGCCACGCTCCGGTTACTGTCGTTCACGGATCTTGTCACCAGTTCCGCGGCTCCCGATCCGGTGCGCTCGTTTCTGGATAAATCGTTGGGGATCGGCGCGCCACGCTCCGCTAACTTCTACCGGCTGGACGATAACCCGTGGCCAGTTATAAACGGCGCACGAATCGCGGTACGTTTGGCAGGGATCACGGCCGGCGGATCGCGGCTTGATTTACTACCGGCGAAAAAAAGCCCGCACGATGGCGGGCTCGATTGGTTGGGACTGGTTAGCCAGTCACGGGATCGACTAAACGTTGCGTTTCGATGTTGAAGTAAACGTGTTCATGTTCGCCGATCTCGAAACAATCGCGCTCAAGAATAATCACCGGCTCCCAGTTGCGTTGAGCAAATCGGTAGCCGATCCCGTAGAACTTGAGAACGCCGTTTAACCGCTCGCGAGTAGTCACAGTTGGCCAACCTGCCAACGTCAACGCGATAACGTCGGAATCGTCCGTTTTCCAAACAATGCCGTGGCCGTGCAAAAAAATAGCCGTGCCATTGGTAGACGTGTTGCCGACTGTAAGACTGTCGCCACGCGCCCAAGCTTTAACGATTTCTGCTGTAACTTTTCTCATTTTTTCTATTCCCTAAGTTGCGGCCGTTATTGGCCAGTCGCCAGTATAAACAGTGCTATGCGAGAAACGCAATAAAAAGGCCGGCGGGATCGCTCCGGCCGGCCTCGCATATTGCGGACTGGTTAACTGACGTCAAT